CATATTGAAGGAGATCCCCTCGATGAGTGATCTATCACTAGATTCCATCGCAACACCGTCCATTACGGATGCATATGTGAGTGAACGGGTCTTAGACCCATCTGTGCTTGATTCAAGTTTGATTGAAAGAATGCCTGAACCTTCTGGCTGGAGGCTTCTTGTGCTCCCGTACAAAGGCAAAGGTATGACAGATGGCGGCATACAGCTGCTTGAATCCACGGTGAGCAAGGAAAATCTTGCTACATCGATTTGTTATGTTCTGAAAGTTGGGCCATTGGCTTATCGTGATCTAGATAAGTTTGGCAACGAGCCTTGGTGCCAAGAAGGCGACTGGGTTCTCATTGGTCGTTATGCAGGCGCTCGATTCTCTTTGGAGGATGACCACGAGGTTCGCATCATCAACGACGATGAAGTAATCGGAACAATTCTTGATCCAGACGATATCAAATCAGCATAGGTAAAAAACAATGGCCGAAGAAACATTGAGTGAAGCTTTATCAAAGCTTGACGATGACAACATAAACAGCGCAGCACTGCCTGAAGGTAAGCGCGTAGAAGAAGAAGTTCAGGACGATGCGACTTACATAGACTTTTCTGAAGAAGAGATGGAAGACATCTCGCCTGTTACAGAAGATTCTGTGCAAGAAGACTTTGATGCGCCTGAAGTTCAAGGTGAAGAAGAGCTATCTGAAGCAGAGGTAAGGGCTCGCACGGCTCAGAATCGCATCAACCAAGCGGTTAAGCAGGCGAAAGACTACCAGCGCAGAGAGTTGCAGGCGCTCCAGTATGCGAAAGAACTGCAGGAGCAGAATGAACAACTTTCTTCTCAGCTTCAACAAACGCAAACGTCTACTGCAGAGCAAAATCTCAAGATGCAGGAAACGTACAGCGGTGAGTTTGCCACTCGTGTAGAGACTCAAGCTGAAGCAGCCAAGAGAAACTTAAAGACTGCATATGAGTCTGGTGACCCAGAAGCTATGGCAGAAGCTCAGCAGCTGCTTGCAAAAGCTGAAGCTGATCGCAATGCACTGGCTCAGTATCAACGTGACCTTGAGCAGTACAAAGTTGACTACGCTGCTTGGCTTGAGCAGCAAGAAGCTGATGCTGAGTATCAAGAGCAACAAGCGGCTCAGCAACAACCTGCATATCAAGAACCCACATATCAAGAGCCATCACCAAAGGCTCAAAACTGGGCTTCTGCTAATGAATGGTTCGGCACAGACACTGTTATGACGAATGTCGCTTTTGCCATACATAACGACCTCATACAGAGCGGTGTTGACTTAGAGTCTGATGAATACTACGCTCAAATTGATTCCCGTATGCGGCAAGAACTGCCACATAAATTTAACGGGCAAACTAACGCGAGAGGCAACACCAACGTCCAAACCGTTGTCTCTGGATCGCGCACGACTGGAAGTGGACGCAATCAAAACTCTCGTAGAGTTGAACTGAATCCAAGTGAACAAGCATTAGCAAGGAAGCTTGGAGTACCGTTCAAAGAATACGCAAAACAGAAAATGAGGTTACAAAATTCATGAGCGAAGAAACAACAGTACCAGGTTCTGATAGAACCCCACGGCGTGCTTCTTCACGGTCTTCAAAGGCCGCAAGAAAACCATGGACTCCACCTCAAGTATTGGAAACTCCAGAGGCTCCTGAAGGGATGCGGTATCGTTGGGTGCGAACCCACATACGGGGTGAAGCAGATAAGACTAACGTGCACATGAGATTTCGTGAGGGGTACGAACCTGTACACCCAAGTGAAGTTTCAGGCTATGACTTGCCGGTTATCGATAATGGTAACCATGCAGGAACAGTCGGTGTCGGTGGTTTGATGCTTACCAAAATTCCAGAAGAGACTGTGGAAGAGCGAAATGCTTACTTCGCAAAACAGACCGATCAGCAAATGAATGCTGTAGATAACGATCTGATGCGCGAAGAACACCCTGCGATGCCAATCTCGAAAGAGAGAAAGACGCAGGTATCTTTTGGGCGAGGCAACAAATCAACGTAGCCTCATTTTGATTGTGTTTAACTACTAGGAGGTTCAAAAATGGCAAATCAAGATGCCGCTTTTGGAATGCGTCCAGTTCGGATGATAGGGGGTGGCCCCTTCACTGGCGGACAAAGCCGATATCGAATCGCCGCTAACTACGGAACCGCTATCTTCCAAGGAGATATGGTTATGCAAGTTACTGGTGGTACGGTAGAGGTTCACGCTGACGGAGGCACTGTGCCTATCGTTGGTGTGTTCAACGGCTGCTCTTTTACTGACCCAACAACGGGTGAGCAGAAGTTCAGCAATTTCTACCCTGCAAGCACCAATGCTTCGGACATCATCGCTTTCATTATCGATGATCCGAATGTTGTGTATGAAATCCAGGCTGATGACACATTCCCAGTCGCTGATCTTTTCGGCAACTTCGATATCGTGTACACCAGTGCTGGCAGCACCGTTACAGGTATCTCTGGCGCTGAGCTAGATGTAACTACGGGTGCAACCACAGCTGGCTTGCCAATTAAGGCGATTGATATTTCTGCTGATCCAGAAAACTCAGATGTCGCCACGGCGAATACCAACGTACTTGTTGTTATTCAGAACTCAATCTACGGCCAAAAAGGCGCCGGTTTAGCATAGGAGGCTAACTAATGGCTATTTCAAGAGCACAATTAGCCAAAGAGCTAGAGCCTGGCCTCAACGCTTTATTTGGCATGGAATACGCTCGTTATGAAAACGAGCACGCCGAGATCTTTGAAACTGAAGCTTCAGACCGAGCGTTTGAAGAAGAGGTGCTGATCGTAGGCTTTGGTAACGCTCGTGATAAATCTGAGGGGCAAGGCGTTGCATACGACCAAGCTTCTGAAGGTTTTACTGCGCGTTACACGCACGAGACGGTTGCTTTGGCGTTCGCGCTAACCGAGGAAAGTGTAGAAGATAATTTGTATGACCGCCTTGGTGCGCGCTATACGAAGGCTCTCGCACGAAGCATGGCACACACTAAGCAGGTGAAGGCTGCAAACGTATTGAACAATGCGTTTTCTAGCTCTTTCACTGGCGGTGATGGCAAGTCACTTGTGGCTACCGATCACCCACTGGCTGGTGGTGGCACCTTCTCAAATCGTCCATCTGCATTTGCAGACTTGAACGAAACGTCGCTGGAGAATGCGTTGATCAGCATCTCTACTTTTGTGGATGATCGAAACATGATCTTGGCTCTGCAAGGAACCAAGCTGATTGTTCCGCCTCAACTGCAATTCGTAGCTGATCGCCTGCTGGAAACACCAGGGCGCGTCGAGACTGCGGACAACGACATCAACGCAATCAGGAACATGGGTCTGCTGCCTCAGGGCTATGCAGTCAACCACTTCTTGACTGACACTGATGCGTTCTTCGTATTGACCGACTGCCCAGATGGCTTCAAGCACTTTGAGCGCAGCCCGATTGCGACTTCTATGGAAGGTGACTTCAACACTGGTAACGTGCGTTATAAAGCCCGCGAGCGATACAGCTTTGGCTTTAGCAATCCACGCGCAGTGTTCGCTTCACAAGGCGCATAATTGTTCCACATGGAACAGTAAGAAAGGGGCACTTGTTGCCCCTTTTCTTTTTCTGCTGTATAAGTATTCCATCCCTGACAGGCGCATACCGTGCCTGACACTAGCCAAGACAGGAGATACCCATGGCTAATACAACATTCAACGGCCCAGTCCGATCTGAGAATGGATTTAAGTCCATAAGCAAAGACGCAACTAGCGGCGCAATCACTGAAATCACCACTTATGGTGGCGCTCCAGTTAGCCTTTCAGACGGCAACGTAACACTAACCAACGCAACTCATAGTGGAAGGATTCTTCTTGTTCCAGACGGTGGTCAAGATAATACTTATACGCTTCCTGCTCCTGTTGCTGGATCTGTTTTTAAGTTTGTATACGCTGGCGGCGCTGCTGATGCTACGGACGCGCTTATTGTTACTCCCGGCAACACTAATTTTTATATTGGTGGTGTTACTTTCTTAGATACAGACGGCAACGAAGTTAGTTCAGTATTCTCTGATGGAAACTCCAACAGCAGCATACAGTTGAATGTGCCTGCTGGCTTTGAAGTAACTATTGTCGGCCTAAACACAACTAACTATCAGATCTTTGGAAATGTAACGAGCACTACTGCGCCTGCTTTTGCTGACCAGTAATAGGAGAGCGAGATGGCTGATACAGTCACATCACAAACAATTCAGGATGACAATCGTAAAGCTGTCCTGAAGTTTACGAACATCAGTGATGGCACTGGCGAAAGCGCAGTAACCAAGATTGATGTCAGTGCTCTTCAGGCAAACAGCAAGGGCGATTCCTGCACAGAGGTGGCGATATCAAAGATCTGGTGGCAGTGTGTTGGCATGGGCGTTCAGCTTTTGAATGACGCAACCACAGACACTTTGATCATTGCCTTGTCTCCTGACTCTAATGGTATGCATGATTACACACCGTTCTCTGGCATACCTAATAACGCAGGATCAGGTAAAACTGGCGATGTTCAGTTCACCACGATTGGTGCGAGTAGTGGCGATACATACACTGTGATCCTTGAGGTCATAAAGAGTTATTAATGGCCACTTCTGGAAGCAGAGACTTTGAACCAGATGTTGCGGAATACATCGAGGAAGCATTTGAAAGATGTGGCCTTGAGTTCCGCACTGGTTACGATGGCGTAACTGCAAGAAGATCTTTGAACCTTCTGTTTGCCGACTGGGCAAATAGAGGTTTGAATCAATGGACTGTTACCAATAGCGCAACCACGCTTACCGTTGGTGCTGAGTTTATTGACTTGTCTGCAAGCACAATTGATGTGCTAGACGTTGTTATCAGAAGAACTGAAGGCTCTACGACCACAGACATCACTATGGAGCAGATAGGTAGGTCTGAGTACTACAACATTCCTACCAAATCGACTCAAGCAAGGCCGACTCAGTTCTTCCTTGATAAGCAACTGACTCCCCGTCTTTACATTTGGCCAGCATCAGAAAACGCAACAGACCAGTTGATCATCAATCGCTTAGTTCGTATTGAGGATGCAGATGCTAGTGTGAACACAGTTGATGTGCCTTTTCGATTCTATCCTTGTTTGGCGGCAGGACTGGCATACTACATAGCTCTTAAAAAAGCGCCTGACAGAGTTCAAATGCTCAAAGGATTCTATGAAGAAGAGTTTGCTAGAGCAGCTGATCAAGATCAAAGCAGAGCTTCTTTGATGATATCTCCAGGTCTAAGATCTAGGATAGCGTAATGGCTTTTGCTTCTGGCAAGTATGCAATTGCCATATGCGACAGGTGTGGCTTTCAGTATAAATACCTCACACTCAAGAAAGAGTGGACAGGTTTTCGTGTTTGTCCTGAGTGTTACGAACCCAAACACCCGCAGCTAGAGCCTATTCACAATGTTTCTGATCCAGAAGCTTTGCGCTTCCCCAGGCCCAATCTTTCTTCTGATGTGGTTGCCGGGGCAGGCGTTGTAAGAACCATCGATGATAATCAGATGATGTCTACCACGGGGGATCCGATAGGTTCAGAATTCAACATAGATGGCGCAACTGGCTCTGTCGGAACAGTAACGGTGGTGACAACATGAGTTTTACATTAGCGACACTGAAGTCTACGGTTCAGGATTACTGCGAAACTGCAGAGACTACGTTTGTAGCTGACCTTGATACATTCATAAAAGAAGCTGAAGAGCGCATACTGAAGAATGTAGAGCTTCCTGTGTTCAGAAAGAACGTCACAGGTAACGCAACAACAGACTTTCCGTACTTAGCTACACCATCAGACTTCTTGGCCACATACAGTCTGGCACTGATCATTAACAGTGTTTACACCTATCCACTATTCAAGCATGTGACTTTCATAAGAGATTACACGCCAAACGCAACAACGACTGGGCCAACAAAGTATTACGCCTTATTCGATGACAACACGTTTATCTTGGCGCCTACACCAGCTTCTGATTATTCGTTTGAACTTCATTACAAATATCGGCCCGCATCACTGACAACAACGTCTGGATCAAGCACGACTTGGCTCTCTGACAACGCGCCTGATGCTTTGCTGTATGGCACACTTGTAGAAGCGGCTACTTTTTTGAAAATACCTGAAGAGGCGGCTCAATATGAGCAGCGTTTTATGATGGCTATATCTGCTCTTAAAAAGCTTGGCGAAGGCTATGGCGCAAGAGATGAGTATAGATACGATATTGCCAGGGGGTAAGATTGTCTTTGTTTGAAGCGCCTA